AAGCGTAAAAGACTGGTATAACTCGGAAGACGAGCCAGAGCAAGAAGATCCGGGCAACACTAATGGCTGATTTTAATTTTACAAGTGATACGAATAATGCTGCTGAAAAGCGTTTATCGGGCATGCAATATCAACGTGAGTCAGTTGATTACCGACGTATATTCCCGTTAGTGAGTATATTCAGAAACGCTGGTGCGAGTAATACGGTTGCTGAGTTCGCTGCCCTGCAAATGTTTAACTTGTCTGAAACAACCGGTAAAAGCCCGTTCACACTTGCGCAAGAAACGATAGCCACAGGCAGCCTGTCTCTTGCAGATGATATCATTGATACACTTAATAGGCTAGGGTACCCTGATATGCAATACGGCTCATACAGAGACTCTAGCGACCAAGTAATAGACCGTAACATTAAGAGATTTTGATGAGAAACCGATTTAGCCAAGGTATATACGAAGTACAAAATACCGAAAAGTATGTCGGTAACAAGCGCCCTACTTATAGATCTTCATGGGAAAGGGGATTCATGCACACTTTGGATCATCATCCGTCTGTGCTTGAATGGGCATCCGAACCTATAAAAATACCTTATGTCAACCCCCAAACTGGTCGTCCGGCTAACTATATCCCTGATTTCCTAATAAAGTATACGAAAGCCGACGGGTCAGTTGTAGTGGATTTGATTGAAATAAAGCCTGCTAGCCAGACACATGAAAGTCGTGCGAAAAGTAAAAACGATAAAACACAGCAAGTTATTAATGCGGCAAAATGGGAGGCAGCAAGTAACTTCAGTAAAATGCGCGGCATAACTTTTCGGATATTAACTGAGGATCAGTTGTTCGGGAAGAAGAGCGGAACGAGAAGAAAAAAACAGGGCCTGTAATAAGCCCTGTTTTCATATGTACGTGATTACGCGTTAGCTGTGTAAACTGAATCAAACGCTCGTGATTTGCCGGTACCTGTTGAGTTAAGACGCTGGGCAGTTTGGCCGTTAACCTGTGCGGTAAGCTTGCGAGTTTCAACATTATAGATCATCTCGTCACCGTCGAAGTTACCCGGAACAGGAACAAAAGTGTTCGGTGAAATTTTCTCAGACTTAATACGGCGCAACTTGATGCCAGTAGGACCCTTTAGTCCGGTAACTTCGTAAAATGTCGCTGGACCTTCTTCAGCTGTATAGAACACTTCACCTTTAGAAATGCCTAGCGGCTTCATGCGCTTAGCACGAGTTTCAAGCTTTTTAGCTTCTTTGCGTGCAACACGCTCGGCTAGTGGCTTGACCCAATCATTGATACGTGCGTCACGAACTTCTGCGCTGTCGTATGCAAAAAATGCGTCAGGCGTTGCACGCTTACCTTGGAACATAGCTGCTTGGTATTTTTTGTTTTCTGGGTCGTCAGAAATATAAACCACAGCGTGGATTGATTCAAGCCCGGCAATACGAACAGGCGTTTTACCTTCAATATAAGCTGCGCGATCTTTGATCATTTCGTTAATAACGTCACGTTTTGACATACTATAGTTCCTCATGGGATTTGATAAGTTTACAATAAATTATTTTGGCATACGAATCCTAATTCTGTGCCAGTTGCATCCTTCGATGCTCTACAACCACACTCATTACGGTAGTTGGATAAGTCATTTCAAGCGTAGTATTGCACCGGCCGTTCATGTTGTCAACATATTTTAACTAAATAAAAGAAATAAATCTGGTGGTAGTAATGCTAAACAAAAAAGTAGAAGAATCCTTAGACATGATGCCCGCAAGCGATTTACAAGATATTATAGACGATAAAGAAGTTATATCTAATTCAAAAGAAACCAAGCAAGAGTTGGTTGATCGTTTAAGTGCAATGGAGAAACTCGACGTTAGCTTGCCTAATATAAGCGGGCTAGAAGAACACGAGGAAGAGATGAATCAGATCTCGGCTAAGGCCATGCAGTCTTTTAAAGACTTGATGGACCTAGGCTTGCAAGTAAACGACAACGCTGCTGGGCGTATGTTTGAAGTCGCGGCAACTATGCTAAAGATTGCACACGATAGCTCTTCGGCTAAGGCAGACAGAAAGCTTAAAATCTTAGACATGCTGATGAAAAAAGCCAAGCTAGATAATGATGTAGACCCTAGTAAGGGCCAGGGCGGCGACGGTATTACGTTAGACCGTGAAGAAATATTAAAGCAAATCAGGGATGCTGCGAAGAATGAGTCTTAATTTTACACGAAAATTTTCAGATTACTTGGGTGAATCTAACAAAACATATGAAGTGCAGATAAAGCTTGCGAACGTGCACATGGAAGACGATATCGAAGAGGTTATCGAATCAATAATCTCTAAGTTAGATATCGTTGAATCAACTGGGTATAGCGAGACGCCGGTAATCACAAGTCACCCGTCATTCCCTAATCTTGGCCCAACGTTTGTTACGCACTGTAAATATGTGGTGAAGTACCCATCAACTAATGATGAAATTCGTCGTCATCTTAACCATGCACTGCGAATGGACGAGACTAACTTGCACTTAGTAGTAGACGTGCACGCACGCGCTACACCGGCAGTTATTCACGAAGAAGACGATAGCGAGTATGTACCCAAAGTGTCGCATGAGATCCAAGACGAAGAAATACCAGAGACTGATCCTGAAGTTGTAGAAGTTGCTGAGTACGAACATCCTGAGCATTTCAAACTAAACAAGTATGACATGAACAAGGAAACGTCTGGATTTGAGCGTGATATCGCAACATACGACGAAGAGCGCGATAGCGTAGAAAGTTCTTATACTGCTCGCCCTAATGCGCCTGAAGGCATAAGCCTGTTTTCAAGTGTAGATAATCCTGATCCAGGAGCGTAACCGTGCGAATAAGTGAAGTTCTTGATCCGCTATACGAGTTTACCAGCACACCGCCGGACAGACCTATTTCTAAGTCAGAGCTTGATGAGCTTGAAAAATATCTAGATCAGCTTTATGCGAAGCATGGTCTAGATATTGAGTTCACCCGCCATTTCCTTGATAGAGTAAACGACCAGCGCAACAAAAAGCAAATAACAACCGGTGAACTTTTTAAAATGTTTGGTAAAGCCCAGCGCGACTACGGGTCAGATTTTTCCACGATCCGCAAAAGCGAACAGGGCGTAATACACGACAAAGAAACGGATTTAAACGGTCCGTTTGTAATTGACTTTGACCGCCGCAAGAAGCAATGGACTTTATTCGCTAAGACCGTTATGCGTAAGTCTAATTTCAAAACCACATCTAAAAAGTACGAGGTTTAAATGTCTGACGCGTTGGTAAAAAACCCGCACACTAAAACGTCTTACACTAAAGCACAGTTGGGTGAGCTTGTAAAGTGCGGCAACCCGGATAACGGCCATCTTCATTTTATTGAAAACTATTTTCAGATACAACACCCTACTAAAGGGTCAATGAAGCTCAAGCCTTTTGAATTCCAGTATGGGTTGATTGACAGTTACCACAACTATCGAAGCTCTATAAGTCTCGTATCAAGGCAGATGGGTAAGTCGACGATAGCGGCTGCCTATCTTCTTTGGTATGCTATGTTTGTGCCTGACAGTATGATATTGATCGTATCTAACAAGCACGACGGCGCCAAAGAGATTATGCACCGTATAAGATACGGATACGAAAACTGCCCCGACTACATACGAAACGGGGTGGTGGAGTACAACAAGCAATCCATAAAATTCGATAACGGCTCTCGTATAGTGGCGCAGGCAACAACTGAGAACTCAGGTCGTGGTTTGTCGATATCATTGGTATACATGGATGAATTTGCATTCGTACAACCCCGTATAGCCAAAGAATTCTGGACAGCACTATCACCGACGTTATCAACAGGTGGTAAATGTATTATCACATCTACACCAAACAACGACGAAGACCAGTTCTCTGAAATCTGGCGTCAGGCTAACAAGCTAATAGACGACCACGGCAACGAGCGCCCAGTCGGTATTAACGGATTCAAACCATACTTTGCTGATTGGCGCGAACACCCTGATCGTGACGAGGAATGGTACAACGAAGAATTCAACAAAATCGGCGAAGAGCGATTTAAACGTGAGCACGAGAACCAGTTCATATCGTTTGACGAAACGCTCATTAGTCCTAAGTTCATGTTTGACTGGGAGCATATTGATCCGCTTTATAAAGAAGGCACAATACGCTGGTTTAACACACCGGCAGAGGGCATGGATTACGTAGTTGCCTTGGATCCTAGTATGGGTACCGGCGGAGACTTCGCTGCTATACAGGTTATTGAGTTACCGAGTATGGAACAAATAGCTGAGTGGCAATCTAAGCGTACCATTATTGAAAAGCAGGTAGGCATGTTGCGGCACATATGTGAAACACTCGATGAAGCAGGCGCCAACGAGATTTATTGGAGTTTAGAAAACAATACGTTAGGTGAGGCTGGCTTATCAGTAATCCGTGCAATGGGTGAAGAAAACATTCCTGGTATTTTTGTATCGGCGCAAGGCGGCAAACGTAAAGGATTTACACTAACGAACCGCAGCAAGTTAGAGTACTGTGCTAAGATGAAGTCATGGATAGAGAGCGACACGCTTCAGGTGTTTAGTAAGTTCCTTATCGGTGAATTTAAAACATTCGTTAGTTCAGGCGCTACTTACAAAGCCAAAGACGGAAACCACGATGATCTAGTTCTGTCACTTCTTCTGGCTGTGCGTATTATTGACGTAATAAGTAAGTGGGACGACGAGATCATGGATGCTGTCACGGGCTATATGGACGAAGAATCGTTTGAAGAACCGATGCCCCTTGGGATCTTATAAATAAAGGAAAAACGGCAACAATTATGGTACAATCAGAAATCTCACTTAAGGTGTTCAAACTATTACACTCTAAGTACAACAATATATCACTATTTGACCAAGAAGGCAAGCAAGTAATGACAGCCGAAACCGCCGCGCGTTTCTTTATAGAAAAGCCTAATATTATGGTCTACGTTAGTGAAGACGCGGTGGAGTTAAACAAGGGTACTGAGGTACAACTTACTGATATAGAAGATATCATTGACTCTCTCAAAACACTTGCCCACCAAAATAGAAGGTCATTTAACTTAAAAGTATACGGGAAGAGCATCGTGCCTAAAGACTTCGCACAAGAAATTACTGAATCTAAAATGTTCAGTAGCATGTACGGCAAGACCAAAACCAGCTACCAAAAAGTTGGCGAAAACACTGTTATCACTTATCGCCACACCAGCGCAGTGAAAGACAATGCTCAATCACGTATGTCTAAGTTACGTGAGATTGAAATAACGTCACATGGCAAGAAGTACATGATGCCGTGGCCGCACGTAATGGGCGCACGCGCTATCGCTAAACACTTAGAAACGGGCGGCGAGTACAGTGATGATATAGCTGAATCGTTATACGAGGCGTCTGAGCGCATACGTATGATAGGCCAGTACAGAAATTTTATCCGCAAAAAGGATCCGGTTGAGTACAACCTCGCAACCAAAGCCGCAAAGGATATAAACGGCCAAATACAAGACTTCTTAAAAGTAGGTGTAGACGACGAAGTGTCAGATATTATTGCAAACTTGCAAGAAACTATAACCGCGGGCGCAGTTGCCACAGGCGGTGTAGCTGATAGAGCACCGTATAGTCGTAAAGTCTCTGGCATCATACGTAGATACAAAACTCCTGAAAACATTATTGCTATGGTTGGCGAGAAAGTTATGAAGGAAAAGAAGGGAATCCTTCCTAAGTCGTTTATGTTCGAAGACGCAGGCGACGAGTTCGATTTCGTAATGAAAGAGATGGAAGAATCAAGCGATGTGTTCTATAACTCTGTACGCCAAGCTATCGAAGAAGTATGGGACAGCTATGACGAGAAACGACGCAAAGCAATAGTGTCGCTTGCCAAAGGCGAACTATCGGACAACGTAAAGTAATACAAGGCAGCTATAAGCTGCCTTTCTTCAATCCACCTCCCTGATAGAAAAAAAGTGAAAACTTTTCTAACAAAAATTATCCTTGACAACTAAATAAAGACAGTGCTACAATGAACTTGCTCATTATGGCACTAAATGAAAATGTAAATTTTGAATCGTAAATTTTGAATCGTAAATTTTGAATCGTAAATTTTGTTTCGTAAATTAGATAGCCGTAAATTATAACAATAAAAATAAATTAAGAGTATCGTAAAATGCCGGATATTAATGAAATTCGTGCACGTCTACAACGTGCTGCCGCTCAAAAAGACAACCAAGGTTCATCACGTGGACCAAGCCCACTTTATCGTCACTGGGATGCTCCTGACGATTCCCGTATTGAAGTAAGATTCCTTCCTGATGCAAATGCCGACAACGTCTATTTCTGGCGTGAAAAGCAAATGATCAAGCTTGAGTTTCCTTCGGTACTTGGTCAACCGGACTTTAACAAGGGTAAACCTTTTATTGTGCAGGTTCCTTGTGTTGAAATGTACAATGACGGCAGATCTTGTCCTGTTAGTCGTGAAGTATCATCGTGGTTTAACACTGATATGGATAGCCTAGCACGCAAGTACTGGAAGAAACGTTCTTATATTATGCAGGGTTTTGTTTTACAAGATCCGACTAATGAAGAACAACCGCCCGAGAACCCTATCAGACAATTCAATATTAACTCGCAAATATTCAAGAATGTGCGCGAGGGACTACTTGACCCTGATATGCTTCACACGCCAACTGACTATAACAACGGTACAAACTTTGTTATAAAGAAAAACAAGAACGGCCAATATGCTGACTACACCACGTCAAACTGGTCTCGTAACGAGTCTGCGCTTAGCCAAGAGCACATGGATGCAATTCAGAAATACGAGCTTAAAGATCTGAATACGTTGCTTCCAAAGGTCCCGTCTGACGAAGACTTGTTAATCATTAAAGACATGTTTGAAGCAAGTGTAAGCGGCGAACCGTATGACCCTTCTCGTTGGGGTGAACACTTCCGTCCTTATGGATTGAAAACTGAGTCGAACAACTCAGAACAAGGTGCTAAACAGGCTCCGTCTAAACCAGCTGACCCAGCTCAGGCAGCCAAAGCTGACGACGCTCCTCCGTTTAGTCCTTCTACTGCTGAACCACGCCAAGAGTCACGCCCAGCACCTGCTGCAAGCGCTACACCGGCACCTGCTGCCCCAGCTGCGCCGACTAGCTCTGACTCTAACGTAAATGATATTCTGGCTAAGATCCGTTCTCGCCAAAACTAATATCATGGGCAGAGGTGTGAAATCCTCTGCCGACTTTCATACACACAGGTTACAATAAAAACAATAATATGAAACCTATCGATATCTCCAAATTCAGTAAGGACATTACTAAAGCTGTACCCGGTATTAATACAGGGTTTCAGGATCCAGTAACGTGGGTATCAACCGGCTGTTATATGTTGAATTATCTGATCTCAGGTAACTTCAATAAAGGCATCCCGTTTGGTAAAATCACCATGTTGGCTGGCGAGTCAGGTTCCGGCAAGTCGTATATCGCATCCGGTAACCTTGCGCGTAATGCACAAGCCCAAGGCGCTTTTGTAATCTTGCTAGATTCCGAAAACGCGCTAGATGAAGAGTGGCTTAAAGCAGTAGGCGTTGACACTGATCCTGACAAGCTCTTGCGTATTGGCGTGGCTATGATCGACGAAGTTGCTAAAATAATCAACGAGTTCGTTGCTGGTTATAAGGCAGAACACGGCGACAAACCTGTCAAAGAACAGCCACCTGTACTATTCGTTGTGGACAGCTTGGGCATGTTACTTACTCCTACAGACAAAGATCAGTTCCAGAAAGGCGATCTTAAAGGCGACTTAGGTCGTAAAGCGAAGGCACTAACCGCGCTTATCCGTACTACCACAAACTTGATCGCACCGTATAACGTTGGTGTAGTTTGTACGAACCACGTATACGATTCGCAAGATATGTTTGATCCGGATCCTAAAATTTCCGGCGGTAAAATGGTTGTTTTTGCGAGTTCCATTATTGTTGCAATGAACAAAATGAAACTCAAAGAAGACGCCGAAGGTAACAAGGTTAGCCAAGTTATGGGTATACGATCCAAGTGTCGTGTAATTAAAACCCGTTACGCCAAGCCTTTCGAAGACGTTACTGTCTACATTCCTTATGAGACTGGCATGGACCCGTACTCTGGTGTGTTTGAGTTTATGGAAGCTCAACAACTTCTTAAACGTTCTGGTGCTTATTACACTGCTGTTGATATAGAAACTGGCGAAGAATTTAAACTGCGCCGTAAACAGTGGAAAGAGCCTGCCAATATGGAACACTTGCTTCAGTTGTTCCTTAAAGTGCAAGAACTGGAAGACAAAGCTGGCCTGGCCGACGCTGAAGAAAACTTTGGCGCTGACGAAGAAGAGCAAGCTTAATATATAGGGCACGATGTGCCCTATAACCAGAGGTTTATTATGACAGAAGAAATCATGCACAGTCCGTTTCCTTCAGATTCGACTGAATTCAAAAAAGCGTATTGTCAATTACTTGCTTATGTAAAGCAAAAAGAATCTAGAGAAACCGTGATAGCACAGTTGGTGGCTTTAGAAAAAACGTTATTAGTTGATATGAATGCTGCTTTGTGGGCAAAAACACCGACTAACTTCGAGTATACCGTTCGTATGTTTGTTGAATACGGCATAGACAGACGGTTTGTGCGACTACGACAGCGGTTCCCTAACCCTAAAAAGTTGGCTATCATGTTATTCCGTACCATTAGAGTAGCAGTGGAGCGAATGGATGAGCCTAACTAACTGGTTTTATGTAGTTAGTAGTGACTTGTCACGCATCCCGGACGCGGTTGCATTTTACGAGAAAGAGTATGAAGAGGGTAGAAAGTTCTTGCCTTTGGAAGGCGCGATATCCCGTAAGTGCGGCCAGCTTGCTACTGTAGTTGACAAGTACTACGCCTATTACCAAGAGATAGAGGCAATACTGGAACACTTGAATATAGAACAGAAAAAAGTTCGTGCGCAAGTGTTCAAGAAGTACCTTGAAAATTACCAGCGTTCGTTAAGCTCCCGTGACTGTGAGAAATACTGTGACGGTGATCCTGCGGTAATTAACGTTGCGATGTTGGTTAACGAATGGTCTCTTGTGCGAAACAAGTACCAAGGATTGCATAAATCTTTGGAAAACATGAACTGGATGATCGGGCATGTTGTTCGCTTGCGAGCCGCCGGCCTTGACGACGCTCATTTTTAATTTAGGACTAAATATAAGCGTAGGTATTATAAAGGAAATCACATGAAAGTTGACCCTCAGATTCGTTGGAGACAAGTAGTGCCTTGGATCGAGTCAAAGAGTCAAAAGCGTAACGACTTACTCAGAACATCTGGATCGCCATGTGTAGATAATCCAATAGAACAAATTTATAAAAGTAGCTTCAAACCGAAACATCGAAAACCGTCTTATATTGACATTTATGTCTAATTACTAATAGATGCAAACGTAGTTTCAGGTTAACGGGCTTAGATATAATACCTGCGCCGAATTCGATTATGAAAACGGCAATTATAAAAATATTAGACGAAGTAAACGTCAAAATAGAAGGCGCTGATCCACTAGTCAGACGTAAAATGGTAGACGCTTGTCGGTTCTTTGTACCGAATGCTCGCCATACGCCTGCGTATAAATTAGGCCGATGGGACGGGTATAAAAACCTCTGTACTATCGGTGGTAGAACTTATCTAGCCATGCTGGAAAGAGTTCTGCCTATTCTAATAGAAGCAGGATACCACGTTGACATAGACGACCAACGCCAAGACTTTAGTTTCATTAAGTTCGATGAGCTTAAGTCAGATTCTTACTCTCACTTTATATGGCCTGAAGGCCATCCTTTCGAAGGGCAAGCCCTTTCTCTGTATGACCACCAGCTAGACGTACTCAACGGTTGTGGTCAGAACTTACAAAGTGTTTATATTGCGCCTACCGCAGCCGGGAAGACGATCGTCACAGCTATACTGAGTGACATGATAGGCAAGTATGGCGGTTCTCTCGTAATAGTTCCAACTAAAGACCTTGT